TGTTAATCAGGGGGTCGTTGGTTCGAGTCCAACTTCGGGCGCCAGAAATATCAAGGGCTTGCGGGTCATCCGCAAGCCCTTTTTCGTTGCGATATGAAAATTTCTGTGAAAATTAGGCCCCTTTAGGGGTCGTTGGCGGCAGCGCTCGGCTCAGGGAACGCCAGCTCGTCTTCTTCCGTTGGGAGCATCGGCGGTGCCACCAACTGCAGCTCATGGTCGTAGCGGTTCGTCGTCTGCGGCATGACGTGGCCAGCGGCATCCTGCTTGTGCGCGCGTGTGCCCTTCGTGTCGGTGATGCCTCGATGCTTCAGCCCGTGCAGTGTGAAGCGCGCCTCCGCGTCGATAACTCCCTTCTCCAGGGCCGCCTTGATCAACCGCTGCCAGGCGGTCTTCAACGTGGATCGGGCCAAAGGGGTGCCGGTCTGCGTGACCAACAGGACGCGCTTCTCGGACCGCATCGGCACCGGCCGCTTGTGCGCCTGCATGCGTCGGTTACGGTATTCCCGCAGCCAGGTCCAGGCCCATTCGAGGTCTTCGTTCCACTTCGTTATGTTGTCGCGCGAACCCTTGCGGCGGGAGGAGCGAACACCCCGTTTCAGCGCGTCGGCATCGGTCAAATCGGTGACTTCGATGCCACGCAGGCGGGCGTTGTAGGCCAGCACCATCACCGCTGGCATGTAGGGTGGTACTGCGCCTTTCGCGTGAAGTGGGAGCGCCGCGCAGTGTTTTGCGAACTCCAGCACAGCAAGAAACGACTGCGGGTCGGGCATGTTCGTCTCGCCGCGCTCGCGCGCCGCACGTACACCGCTCGCCGGGTTCGTCTTGCAGTGGCCTATGCGCACACCCCAGGCGAACAGGCGGCGCAGGTAGCGCAGCACGTGGTTGGCGGTGGAAGGGCGCGCTGGCATGGCCGGCTGCAGGCCCCGCGCAGGGCGGCCCTTGGCCAGCGCTTCGACCAAGCGCTGCACCAGGGGCACGGACATGCGGTCGACCAGCAATTGCCCGAGCGTGCTGCCATCCTTCAGGATGTAGTCGCACGCAAGTTCGGCGTGGTGGTCGTAGTCGTCGCGGCTGTTCTTCGACAGATCCCGGTATTCGGTCGATTCCTTGAAGGCGTTGGCCACGTACTGCAGGGTGCCCATGATGCCGGCGCCTCTGGATATCTCTTTTGCCGCGTGGAGGTCAGACAGCCGCGCATCGGCGTAGCCGATGGTGCGGTTTTTGGGGCGGCCTCCCTCTGGGTGCGGTTCGCGAATGTACCAGCGCTGATCGGCCCAGTAGACGCCCTTGGGCAGGGCGTCCTGATCAATGTGGCGAGGGATGTCCGGGTTGTACTTGCGCTTCCTGCCGCGCCCCATTAGACCAGCTCCGTATTGTGTGGCTCGACCGTGGCCGCGGACAGCCCCAGCGCCGCGTTGAGCGCGGCGACCGTCGTCCAGATCCCGCCGCGCCCGTCGTACTTGTACAAGATCCCCTGATCCCTGGCCCAGCGCACCACGGTGGATGCGCGCGGCGCCGGTGCGTCCGGGTCCGGGGAGCAGAGGCGTCGCAGATCCTCGAACGTCAGCACCTGGCCCGTCACAGCACACCGTCCGGTAGCCATTCCTGGCGCCGCTTCCACTGCGCGCGCATGTCCGCCAGCAACTGGTCAGTCGCGGCCAGTCCGCGCTTCTCGCGTATCCGCACCATCAGCCGTTCAACCGCTGCCGGCTCAGTGAATCCCTGCTTGAGGTAGTGGCGCGCCTCGCAGGCACGCCGTTGCAGTTCTGTTGCCTCCGCGTCCTGCATCACCGTCCGCTGCCTCCCTTCAGGTGCAAGCCCATCTGCACCACGTTGGAGGTCGTAGGGCGCGGTTGGCGCGCCGCGCGGATCCCGTTGCCGCGCCGCCATTCGGCGATGGCCAGCTCGAAGCTGGGATGCTTCTGCGTGCGCCCGCAGGCGCATTCCAGGAAGTGCCCGCCACCGGCTTCGGGCCGGCGCAGGTCGAGCATGTGGCGCGCGGCGTGGCCGTGCCTGCATGGCGGTAGGGGCGTGTTGTGGTCGACCTGGCGCTGCGTCATGCGCCCGCGCCCTGCAGGGACATGGCCACCGCCACGTTGTCGAAGCGATCAGCCATGGTCGGCCTTCTGCTCATCGCGAATAGTGCACTCGGCCGGGCGCAGGTGCTGCACGGTGTCCTGGTCGATGCGATCGAGCGCTTCGGCGATGGTGTAATCCAGCTCCTTTAGCCAATCGTGGCGGTTGAGGACCAGTGCGGCGGTCAGTGCTTCGCCGGTGGAGAGCGGGCCAGGGCCGCCGTAGGCGAGCGCGGCACGTGCGACGGCGATGGTGCGGGCAAGGTTCATCGGCTCACCCTCCAGGTAGGCGCGTGCGGGCCGAAGCGGCGCGCCATCGTGGCTTCCGCGTAGCACAGCCAGTGGCGCGGCTGGTGCACTGGTCGGCCGACGCTGCGCCAGACCGCTAGCCGCACGCGCTGCTCTTCGACCAGCAGCAGCAGCTGTTCGGCTGTAGTGGCTTCGCAGAGGAATGCCCAGGCCACGAACGCCTGCAGTTCGCGATCTGCGTCGGCACCGTTGAGCACCGGCACGTCGTCCTGCAGCAGCTGCGCCAGGCCCACTGCGGCGGCGAACACGCGGCCGGTGGTGGCCACGACGGTGAGGTTATGCATAGGCCACCTCCCGGCGCACGGCCATGGCGCGCCGGCGGCGCAGCAGCTGCGGGATCTCGCCGACCGCAAGGCCGGTGTAGCGACGCCGCGGGGCGCGGCGGATCCACATGCGGTGCAGCAGCGCGCCGCCGACGGTGGGCGCGAAGATCAGTGCGATCAGCTCAGCCACGGGCCACCTCCTGCGCAGCCTCGGCGATCGCGGCGGCCGCGCCGGCGGTGCGGCTGCGCGGCAACATGTTGGCCAGCTCGAACGGGAACGTCAGGCGGTCCAGGTACTCGCCCAGTTCGGTACTGATGCGGTCCTCGGCGTCGACGAACTCGCGCGGGCCTTCGATCAGTGCCCAGCCTAGGCCAGGACCGCGGCGGCGCTGCCAGCGCTGGCTGACGCTGTGCCTCTGACCCATGGTGATGGTCGCGGTGACAGTCACCGTGTCGTGCGTGACGTGCACCGTGGCGACCGCTGCGCAGTCCGGCCCCGCATCGGGGTCGATGCCGATGTAAGCGCTGGTGCCGTCGCGAAAGTGGGTGGCCGGCGTGGCGGCCGTGGTAGCCTCCGCGCCGGGTCCGGTGCCGGAAGTCGGTGGGCATGTTGCAGCGTGCTGTTGCATGTGGCTCTCCTCGAGCTTCGTTGATGGAAGGCCCAGGGGCGGTGTTGACGCACCGCCCGCCGGACCCGCTGTTGCAGGGTCAGATCAGGTCGGCGCCGTTCGGCGGTGCGAGCGGCTTGGTGGTATCGCGTAGCTTCTTGGCGCTGCCGAGGATCTCCAGCAGCTCCTGCTGGACGTAATCGGCAACGGCGGCGGTGCTGTCGTGGCTGACGCCAGAGCCAGCGGCGTGGTCGTTGTCGAGCGCGGACAGCAGCGCCGCGGCATGGTGCGCGCGCCAGAGCCGGTAGAAGTTGTCCTCGTTGATCGCGAAAAGCAGTTCGTTCGGCGGCAAGTTGTCGGCTTTCATCGGGTCGTCTCCGCGGGCACGCGGTCGCGTACCCATTCGTGTAGGGCGTTGGCATCGGCCTCGGGCATCACGACGTGCAGCGTGCCGACCACAAGGCCGGTGCCGTCATCGACGGTGAACACGTCGGCAGTGCTCTCGGCTGCGCTGCAGGCGAACATCACCGGCGCACGCTCGTGCTGGGCATCGGAATACAGTTCCGCCAGCAAGTCGGTCGCGCGTACCTGCAGCGACAGGTAGACGCCGGGGGGGATGCGGTGGACCTTGCGCATATCGCGGCGGCCGATCACTGGCGCACCTCGGCCAGATCGGCGTTGATCGACGCGATGGCGGCGGCGACGTCGGCCAGCGTCAGCGCTTCGGGTGCCTTCCCTAGCGCCTGCAGCGCGGCCTGCAATGCAAGCCACGCGGTGTGGTTCCAGTCGAGGGTGTCGGCGATCTGCCCAAAGTAGTGGGCGAGTTGGCGCGCCGCGGAGGCGGGCGCTTCTTGAGCGTCGTAGGACATGGTGGGTGCTCGCAGTTCGGTTAACGAACCGCCCACCGCGCCGCTAAACGAGGTGGACGACCGGACGGGGTTAGCGGACCGGCTGCGACAACCGGCAGGCCTCACGGCCTCCCCGCCCGGCCGCCCATAGAAAACGGGGCTACACAGGCATGAAAAAAGCCGCAGAGCATGCTCGATGCGGCTTTCGCCGCCACAGATCGGGCCGCTAAACCCGGTCGCCGATTGTGTGGCGACGGGAAGATAGTCGCTCTGATCCACGGTGTGTGTCAACAAGGCACTCATCGGGCGAAGATCCAGCACTTGACCGTGGTGCCGGCACCGACCAGATCGTCCTTCAGGATTGCGCTGTTGACGGCAACGTTGGCCCCAAGGAACTTGTGGCGGCGCGAATCGCCCAGCAGGGCGCGCAGCACCTTGAGATCGGGCACGCTTTGGCTGAATTGCGCCGCGCGAGCCGCGAAGTGGTTGAGGTTGATGGCGATGCGTTGCGGATCGCGACTGTGGTTGACCACTGGCTTGCCGGCACCGGTGGCTTCCAGATACTCGAAGACCTCCCAGAACTCGTTGACCATAACGTGGTCGGCGCTGATGGCCTTCTGTCGCTCCATCGCTGCGTCCAGCAGCGCCAGACGGGTCTTCTCGACAATGTCGTCGGGGATGTTGATCACCAGGCGCAGGCAGTCGAACAGCGCGAGCATCTGCGCGTGGTTCTTGATGACGCGCTCCAGGCGCAAGTCCGGCTGCGCGCGCAACTTGGCCTCGAACATCTTTACGCGCTCGGCGAACAGGTCGAGGATCGCGCGCTCCTGGCGCACGGCGCGCACCATGAAGTGGCTGACTTCCTCGACCTGCAAGGCGTTGAGGTTGTCGGCTGCGATGCGGCTGTCGGCTGTCACCTGCGGACGCTTGAAATGCAGCTTGACGATACGCGTCAGGATCGCCTCGGAGGCGTCCACCGCGGCGTTCTGGCTGATCACGATGGTGCCGCGGAATGGCGGCTCGTAGGTCTCGTTACCGCCATTGCGCACGCCGCGTGTCGCCAGGGTGCCACCGCCAAAGAAGTCCTTCAGCTCGTCCCACTCGAATGTCTTGGAGTGGGCCTTGTCCGGCTCGCTGCGGTCGGCTTCGAGCAGCACCACCGGCATGCCCGACACCTGGCCCATGGCGCGTGCGCGGCCGGCCTTGGACGACTTCGCCGGGTCGAAACCCTCATAGTCCGACCGGCCCAGCAGCTTCCACAGAAACGTCAGCAGCGTGGTCTTGCCGGCGCCGGCCTCGCCGGTGGCTTCCAAAAACGGGAAGCTTTTGTGCCCCCCGCGGATCTGCTCGGCGAACAGCGAGCCGAACCAGAACGTCATGGCGACCATGCCGTGCGTGCCGAAGCACTGCCACAGCCACGGCAACCAATCCGTACGGAACGCCTCGGCGTCGCGCTGAATATCCAGTCGGATCGACTTCTGCGTGGTCTTCAGCCGCAGCTTGTCGAACTCGAAGTAGTCCTCCTCGTTGGCCGTCACCAGCTCGCCATCACGCACGGCGATGTCGCCCAGCAGGTAGGCGCGGTGATCCTTGCTGTAGCCCACGAAGTCGATCGCATCGACCCTCTTGATCGCCTCGGTTTGCTCCTCGATCAGGCGATCGAGCTGGTGACCCGTGCCCGTGAACATCGCGCCGCCCGCGAGCGAGATCAGCCGCTTCTTGAATTCCGATGCGCTGGCGATGTGCCCGCCGGTAAAGGTGCCTTTTACGCTGGGACCGTCGTGCGGGAAATCGACGCGGAAGTAGTACCAGCTCTCGTCGGTGACTTCATGCTGCTGGAAATACAGTGCTTCGGGGTAGCAGTTGGCGATCTTTTGCACCGATGATGCTGCGCGCTTGATCTTCTTCAGCTCCTCGGCTTCCAGTTCGTCGCTGTTGTCGGCATCGCTGTCGCCCAGCTTTTCCTTACGCAGTTTGTCGAAGCGCTGGGTGTCGAAATCGAACCAGTAAAGGCGAGAGCCGTACTCCAGCCAGAAATCATTGCGGCCGTCGTGCTCGAACATCAGCAGCCCCTTGTCTACCGCCGTGCGGGCGGTCAGCAGGTCGCCCTGGTAACGCGCTTCCTTTACGTCGTTGTCCCACTGCTGCGGGTCATCGGACGCCAGAGCGCGCAGGTGCAAATCGTTCCAGTCGGTCTTCTTGCCGTCGCCGCGCTGGACGATCTGCGCAGCGCGTGATTTGAACCCCAGCACCGCGGCGCGCTTCGCGTGCTTGTGGGTGTAGGCGCGGGCGCCCGGCTCGTTGTCCAGCGCCCACACTAGCATCGGCAAGTCCGCGGCGCGGGCGGTGGCCAACTCGCGCAGGGACTGTTCCGGGAACTGGTTGGACGACATAGCCGAGACAGCGCACGTGCCGTGCTGCAGCAGCGCGATGGAATCGAAGATGCCTTCTACAATCCAGACTTCGCGCGCGGTCTGCATCGCCGCGGAGGCAGCTGGCGATGCCCACCACACACCGGCGAAGCTCTTGCCCGGCGCGAACCGTGCCTTCTGCTTGCCGAAGCGGTGCGGCCGGTCGATCAGGCGCTCCCACCATCCGCCCTTCGCCAGCGCAAAGCGCACCGTTGCGGTGCCGGCGTTGATCTTGCGATCGAAGTAGCTGTCTTGCGTGTAGAGGCCTTTCAGCGGCGCCAGATCGAACCCGCGCGAGAACTGCAGATAGGCGTCGGCGGCCGCGTTCGGCGCTGCCGGTGTCGGCTGGAAGCGCTTAGACCAGTCATCGAAGAGGTCGTCGTAAAGATCCTTGACATGCAGTTCGCGGCCGCACTTCGCCTGGCGGCCGCATCGCAAGACCCATGGTTTCGCGTAGTGCGTATACAGCTCTTTTTTGTTGCACGACGGGCATGTGCCACCGCGCATGTAGTCGGTGCTGGGGCGATGCTTCAGCCCATATTCCCGCTCCAGGCGGGTCAGCACCTGTTGCCGCAGATCCTCTTGCATCGTCGTCCTTACTCGCCGCTCGGGCGCCGGAGCGCTGGCGGGACGGGATTGCTGGCGAGCACGATGTAGGCGCCGCCGGCACAGCGGTGGGCCTCCACCGCTTGGGCGAGCGCTCGTGCTTCCTGATGCTTGACGCTGGGCGCGACACGTTCCGGCGGCGCGGCCGCGACGCTGACGTAGCGCGGTTCTTGCGCGGTGAACCAGTTACAGGCATTCACGCTGCGCCCTCCATGAAGGCGTGGTCGAGGGCTTTCATCAGGCAAAGCTTCGCCGTGGGCGGCAATGGCGCCCGGTTGAGGATCTTCTGCATTTCAGGTGGCTCAGGTGGTGGGTACCGGCTCCCCGCCGGCGGAAAGAAGATCAAGCTGTCGATCGCCCAGGGCGTCTCGGTATGCCTTCAACGCGATTGCACGCGCGAAGGCTGGTGCTTCCGGCAGGTCGGTCGGGCGTGCATTCGGCATCCCGCTCGGGCTGGCGATCGCCGTCAGCTCGCTGTGCCCGGTGTAGCTGGCCGAGCAGAGCGGGTTGTCGCAAACGTAGGTGTCGTGGCGCAGGAGCGGATGCGTCAAGTAGCTGGTGCGCTTGATCAGCACACCCTCGCCGCACGCCGGGCAGGTGAACACAACCCGCTTCCTAGTGCTGAACGCGCTCATCAGCTGGATTCCCCTGTTGCTTCAATGACGCCGGCCTTCAGACGCAGCAGGACAGCCGCGCGGTGCGCTTCCCCGCGCACCCCTTTTTTCGGCCCGTGCAGCACCTGGTAGACAGTCGCGTAGTTCAGCGAGTGCTGGCGTGCGAACTCCGCGATGGACACCCCGCGCAGAGCCAGGTCGGCAAGCGCTTCCTGCGGTGTTCGGGTTGGCCCTTGTGCCTGGGTCATTGGTTAAATAAAGTGAAGGTGTGAGAAATTAAGGTAATCATGTGGGAAGAAAACTTCCCATGTCAATGGGGTCATGGGAATTTTTATGGACGAAGTGACAAAAATCTGCACACGCCTGCGGGAAGAACGCGTCCGGCTGGGCATGAATCAGCAGGAGCTGGCGGACATCGGCGGCGTCTCCCGCAAGACCCAAAGCGCCTACGAGGGCGGCCTCACGGCGCCCGACGTGGCCTATCTATCGCGCGTGGAAGCGCGTGGCGTGGATGTGCACTACGTGATCGGCGGCGCGCGCGAGTCCGCGCCGCCAACCGGACACGTTGCGCTTGCCGCCATTGATGGTTTCGCGCCGTTCGACGGACCGACAACGATCGTGCTGCCCGAGTTCCTCCTGGCGCAGAAGGTCGGCACGTTGGCATCGCTGACGCACGTGCGCTGGGCGCTAAACCCTTCGCGCGCAATGGAGCCGGAGATTCAGCGGCAACAGCTCGCGCTGGTCGACGTGTCGTTGTCTACGAAAGAAGACCTCATCGACGGTAATACTTATGCCTACACGCTGTGGGGTCGCCCAGACATCCGCCGCGTGTTGCTTCGACGGGATCACATTTCGGTTGTTGGCTTCGGGAAAGATGCGGAGTCCACCGACGTGTACGCCGAAGACAAGGGCGGCCTGGAGATCTTGGGCTGCGTAGTAGGTGTGCTTTAACTGCGAGGATGGGGGCAGCATGGAAGTTGGCAGTAACGCGAAGTCCTGGGGCAAGGGCTTCGCTTTCAGCGTCGGGTACGGCGCTTTGATGTTCGTTGCGTGGCACCTCTCCGTCGATCAATGGCACCTCGCTGCAGGCCTCCGGGCGCTGGCATTGCTGCTGGTGCCTGTGCGCTATTGGCCGTTTGCGTTGGTTGGCGACGCCGCGGCGGTGATGATGATCCGTGCGCCGAAGGCCGAGCAGTACAGCGACCAATGGGCATACCTCGGTCCGATGCTGGTGGTGCCGCTGATTGCGATCGTCCCGGCGCTGGTGCGCCGGTGGCTGGGCGACATCTGCAAGCACGAGCGCTTCTTCCCGCTGATCGCAATCGTGATCGCGGTGTGGACCTCCGTCGTCAACATGGCGCTCAACCAACTGCTCGACGGGCCTATCCCCCCCAATACGTTGGGCGAATATCTGCGGTATGCCCTCGGTCAGTACTTGGGAATCTTGATCTTCGTGCCGCCTGCGATGGTCTGGCTACGCCGTAAGGACGGCATCATCTGCCCGCGCCGCCTGCTGCGCGATCTCGGCATCGCCGCCGGCATGACCACGGTCATTTACGGGGCCGCCAACATGGGCAACATCGAGCCGGCACTGCGCCAGCTGCTGTTGCTGATGATGATCGTGCCGGCGGTGGTGCTGACCTTCCTCCACGGCTGGCGCGGTGCCGCGCTGGGCGTTTCGATCGCAAGCGTTGCCTACGGCCTGCCGACGACCGCATTCGATGCTGTCGGTGCGCACGACGCTGTGGCCTTCGCGCCGCAACAGGCGCTAGCCCTGGCCGCGACGGCATTGTTCGCGCTGGGAGCGTTGATTTCTGTGAGTTTCGACCGCGCCCGCAGGCTGGGCGTAGCCGAGCGGCACGCGCTCAAGATCGCGCACAGCAGCTTCGCGTGGAGCGAGCGCAACCTGCGCGAGCGGGTTGTGGCGCTGGCGCAGATCCAGGCGCACCGCGACGAATCGCGGGCGCAGATGATCCAGTGGCTGGAAGACGTGGGGCACGCGAGTGCGGCGGCCTCATTGCGCCGCGCCGGCGCCGCCGATGCGCGCTTATTCGATGAGCATGCCGCGGCGCTGTATCCACTGCGCATCGAACAGCACGGGCTGTATGACGTGCTGCAGGGCAGCGCTTTTTCTACCCTTTGGGCGGCGGGCTGCGACGTGCGGTTCCGGTTGCGCGGGCGTCCGCGTGCGCTCTCGGTGGATCTGCAATTGGCCGCCTACCGTTGCGTCTGCAACGCCGTTGCGCTGCTGGCCCAGGGCAACCCCAGCCGCCAAGTAGTACGCACCCGCGTGTGGCTCGGCGAAGGCCGGCGCGGCATCGTCGTCTCGGTGACGGCGATGGATGGCGGTGTGGCGCCTGCGAACCAGACCTCGATGCTGGCCGCGCTTGAGCTTGAGGGACGCCTAAACGCACACGGCGGCGCGATGAAGCGCCGCCGTGGAAATCGGGTGAGCTTCCTGCTGGTCGAGCCGGCGGGCGCGACCAGCGTGATTCAGCGCGAGCCGGTGCGCCGCACCACCCAGAACTCTCCGCTCGCGGTCTGATGAACCCATACCTCGAAAGTAGCGGTACCGTAGATCTTGCGGGCCTTTGTGTTGGCCAGAACGGCGGTAGTGCTGCCTGGGACGGACACCCGATCGGCGTCACTGCCGATCGGCAGCACGAAGAAGGCGCTGTCAATATGCCCGACAGCAGCGCGGATATTGCCCGCTATGTCGTCGATCTGCACGTAATGGATGCCGTCACGCTCGAACTCGTAGACGTTCCAGGCCGCATCGCTCGTGACGCTTTGCGTAGCCGCTTGGCTCTGGCCAAGTCCGGTGCTCGCTGGCTTAGTGTTGCCGTCGCTGGGGCAGCAGGCCAGCACGCCGAACGAGACTGCACTCAACGCGAGACCTGACAGCAACGTAAGTTTGAGTGGGGTAGGCATTCCTTTCTCCTATTGATGTGGTGTAGCTAGTGGCAATCGACTATTTGGAGTAATACGAGAAGACACTACCGCATGTGATCGCTGCTGCAAACTAGCGCGGCTTCCTAGCGCCGAGCCAGCGGCCACTCCAAGGCAAGTTCCAGGGATTTCTATCTGGCTATTTTGCCCTGAAACGGTGAAGGTTTACCACAAATTAGCTGCGCGCAGCGACCTCAGGACTGAGTCCGGAGGCCACTAGATGGAATAGACAACCAGGGGTATAGAAATGGCGGATGGGACGCGGGATCTAGAATTAGCCAACCTTGTTTGCCGCTTCGGTGATAAGGTGCTACTCGATCACTTCCACGAAATTGTTCGTCCAGCATTATTTGATAACCGCACGCGCGAGTACGGTTCGGCGACATATTTTTTCTCAGGGGTCGAACTAGTTCTTTTGGGCAACGATGATAAAGACCGCCCTTTGGTAGGCGTCGCGGGGCGGATCATCAAGGATGGCCAGGTGCGGCGAGAGCAAGTTTATAAAGAAGGAGGGCTAGTCAAGGACCACAGGACGATGCAGTCGAGCCCCTCCGCTATTTTCTTGCTGATGCTGCACAACCACCGGCTCATTTACGTAAAAGAAACCACGGGCGCGCCAGATAAGGCCACGTTTCGCTCCACGCTGCTGTCGTTTCTGAAAAGTGCCCGCGCGGCCCACATAAAGGGTCTTTACAAGAAAATCGATGAGTTGCATCCGACACGAAAGAAGCGGAGGGAAGAAAAAGAAAAGGTTGATGAGAATTACCAGCTTCCTACGCTGCAATTGATACCGCTCGCTACGCAAGGAAGCGTCGAAGAGTTTGTTGGGAAATATGATGTTCTAAAGAGAATCAAAATCACGTATCGTGCAACTAATGATGAGAATCCAATGGGGGCGTTTTTTGCCCAGTTGCGAAAAAACAAAGATGCACTCGGAAGTGATAGTGCATCGGTCGTTCAGGTTTCTAAGGGGGGATTGGATAAAGAAGAAGCAATTCATCAGATTACTGCCGCCGCCGGTGAAGGCGTAAATGCTGTAGACCTCAGTGGCACTGATGAGGGCGGCGATACCCTTATTGGAAACAATGATAGCTTCCAGGTTAAGAAGCCGATCAATAATTTGAGCAATGTTCCTGCAACGGCAGCTCATGAGTTATATTCATCGTTCAGTGAGCTTGTAGACGAAGGCCTTATCAAGCTCGACAAAGTGAGAGCTGATACAATGAAAAAAATCACCGCCATCTACGATAGGTATTTTTTGTGAACGAACCAGACTTGGGTCCGGGGAGCTTCACTGCTGAGACGAGTCTCTGGCAGATTTACAAAAGCGCTCGGCGCATACCATCGAGCCGTTTTAATGTCTACACGACTCTAGTCGTCGCCGTCTTGGTAGGCGGGGCGAGCTTTTTTTCCGACCTCGGCAGCAATGCAACAATCAAAGCAGCTCGTGAACTAGCGACCTTGGGGCTCAATACTACCCTGACAGTTCTCGGATTCTTGGTGGCTGGCTTTACGATATTCGCCACTGTGACGAACCCGAACATGTTGATTGCCATGGGCCAAACCAGGCATGAGATTAGCGGCCTATCCTGGCTTAAGCATTCATTTTTTGTGCTTATCCGTACTTTTATTTATTTCATCTGCTATGCGGTTTTCTGTTTTTCAATAGTATACCTCGCTTCGCCTGGTGGAATAGCTTCGCTATTAATAAGGCTCTCGCCTCACGTAGGCGAATATACGCTTTGTTGCGCGAAAGTGGCTTACGTCGCACTGGCAACAGGACAGTTCTTTTTATTGATGCAACTCAAGTCGTTTATTTTCAACATGTATCATTCTGTTGTTGCCAGTCTTCAGTGGCGGGCAGAAGGGCGTGATTAATTGGGGCCTCTTGTGTTTTAAGCCTTCAGGAGAGGCCCGATGCATTTAGACCAAAGCCGCCGGTTTTCCCGGCGGCTTTGGCGTGCTGCGGCGGGTGCCGGCGCGTTGCTTCCTACGTTCGATTCGCCGCCTACCGTGGCAGCGCGATGTGACCAGGCATCCCGCCGGTATGGTGGCATACGGAACGCGCCGCGCATGTAGGAAAACCCCGCATCGTGGGTCAGGTCAGCGCGCTTTCCAGCTCCAGCACAGTGCCGAATCCCCCAGAGCCGGTGACCGTGTGCGTGGTCTTGGACACCAGCCAGCGCTTCCCGTCGATCTCGGGCTTGAAGCCTTGCACCTGCACGATCATTTCCGGCGACAGATCGGCGCGGCCGAGCGCCAGGGTGTAATCGAACTTCGCCTCGCCGCGCTGCACGCGCTTGAACTCCGCGTTGGCATGCTCGCGCGCCGACTTCTCGCTGTCGTATGTCTCGCGCAGCGCTTTGGCGTTGTCGTCCTTGCCCACCAGCATCGACTTGCGCCTCGCGCCTTTTTTGTCGTTCCAGTAAGCCCGCACGCCGCTATAGGCGTCCCGGTCGGCGACGCTGTAGCGGTGCTGGTCGCCATCGCGCCGCGTGAGCGTCAGCGTGGGTAGCTCTTTGCCGCTGGCGGTCTTGCCGGTGCCGATGGGCGAGAAGATCAGCGTGCCATTCTTCACGGTGGCCGTGGCGTCGAAGCGCTTGCTCAGCCGCGTGAGGAGGTTGGCATCGCTTTCGTTGGCCTGATCGAGGTGCGGCAGCGCGATACCTGCCAGACTGCTGGCGACGCGCGCGGTCAGGCCGTGCTCGCCGGCGATCCCGCGGATCACAGCGCCCAGCGTGGTGGCATGCCAGCTGCGCTCGCGGCGGTTGCGCAGGCTCTGCGTCAGGTTGGCGCTACGCGCGCGTATCGTGATCACGTCTGGCGACCCGCTGTATTCCACTTCGTCCACCTCGAACGTGCCTTTCTCCACAAGGCCGGAATCCTTCCAGCCGATCGCCACGGTCAACGTCACGCCGCGGCGCGGCATGCTCATCTTCCCGTCGTGGTCATGGATGCGCAGATCGAGCTGATCGGCCTCGCCGCCGCGGTCTTCGGTCAGGCTCAAGTCGATCAGGCGCGGAGCGATGCGGGCGGTCAGATCCTCGCCGTCCAGTAACAGGCGCCATGCTGGCACCGGCGTCACGCCGCGGTCTCCGGCTGCACCGTGCTGTCCTCGCGCCGCAGCGCGATTGCGAACTCGATGCGTCGCGGCGTGCCGTCGCTAAAGAAGACCGAGTGCGTCTCGCGCAACCCGGTGAGCACGAAGTTGCCGTGGACGACGCCGGCGCCATCGACCAGCGGCAGCGCCTGGCCGTCGCGCGCCAGCTCGCGCAGCGTGTCCAGCGAGTCCCGCGAGCCGGTCAGCTCGGGCGCCAGCACGCCGCTCAGGTCGATGGTGTCCTCGCCTTCGCCCAGGTACTGCAGCGCGGCCCGTGCGCCCATGCGCTCGCTGGCACCAAAGCGCCATGACTGCTGCCGCTGCAGCTCTTGGTAGGCGAGCGTGGACAGGGAGAACACGAAGGTGCCAAAGCTCATCATCATCGGTGGATGCCTCAGTCGTCGCGCAGGCCGGAGCGCTGCCGGGCCGCTTTCTCGCGGCTGATGCTGGCGAGCTCGCGCCGCAGGAGCGCGATCAGGGCCTTTTCGTCCATGCCCGGCGCGGCATGCAGGTGGATCTCGTAGTGATCGCCGCGGGCAGGCGCGGCAGCGGCGCGCGCAGGCGCGGAGAGCGGCGGCCGGGTATCGACGGCCAGCGCTGGCCCCGTGGAGGCCATCAGCGCCGCGCCAGCGCCCGCCGCGGCCATCCGGGCGCCCACGGCCGCGACAGCCGCTACGGGCGCCGCCTGGGCGCGCTGCAGGCCGAGCGTCAGCCCTTGCATGGTGTAGTCGCCCAGCGCGGCGAACACGCGCGAGGGGCTATGGATGCCGAGCAGCCCCTTGAAGCGATCGACCACGCCGCTGCCAACGCTGGCGATCGCGCCGGTCGCGGTGCCCAGGCGCGACCGGATGCCGGCGACCAGGCCATCGATCATCGCCACGCCGGTCTGCAGCAGCCGCGCGGGCCAGCCGGCCAGGATCGTGTTGACGCCGCCCCACAGCTGCAGCAGGCCTTGCTGGATCCGGTCGCCGTTGCCGGTGAACACGCCGACGATCAGCGACCACGCGCCCTGCACGAACTGCAGGGTGCCGCCCAGGGCCATCTTGATGGCCGGCAAGATGAACATGAAGGCCTGCACCAGCCAGCCGAGGGCTTTTACGGTCAGCCTCAGGTTCAGCAGCAGCACGTTGCCCAGCACCTGGCCGAATCCGCGGCCGGCATCGGTGGCGCCCTGCAACTGTTCGCTGGTGGCCTGGAACGGCTCGAACAGCTGCTTGATCCACGCCCACGCCTTGCCCATCGCCGCGGCGACCATATCCCACACCGGCGCCAGCGGCGCGAGCGCGGCGCGCAGTTCGGCCAGGACCGGGGCGAACGCGTCCTGCAGCCCCATCCACACGCCGATCATGAAGGCCTTGATCGGCCCCCAATATTTCCAGATCACGGCCGCGACCACGGCGATGGCGGCGCCGATCGCCAGCACCGGTAGGCTGATCCCGCCCAGCAGTGCGAGCAGGACGCGGCCGTCGTTGAGCAGCAGCGGGAACAGGCGCCCGAGGGACGTGAACCGGGTAACGAGGGCGCCCAGGCCTTGGCCGCCGCTGAGCAGCATCACGGCGCCGTGGATCTGCGAGAACGCCATGGCGGCGGTGCCGCCGGCGATCAGTAGGGCGCCCAGGACCGTCACCAGCGCGGTGCAGCCGACGACCAGCTTCGCAAGCATCGTTACCAACTGGGGGTTGGCACGAATCCACTCCGTGGTGCGTGCGACGACAGCCGCGACGCGCGGGGCTAGTTCGCTGATCTCCGGGAGCAACGTGGTGCCGATGGATTGCGACAGCACGACCACTGTGTTTTTCGCGAGCTGTAGCGCATTGGCGGATGTCGCGACGCGCGAGGCGTACTCGGCGGCCATCGAGCCGCCGTAGATCTGCGCGTCGCCGACCTTGCGGAAGTTGGTCTGTAGCAGCTCCAGGTTGGTCAACAGCGGCGCGATCGCACCGATGGACTCGCGGCCGAACAGGCGCGTCATCACCGCTGCCTGCTCGGCCTTGGGCAGTTGCCGCAGCTTCTCAAGCACAAACACGATGGCGCCGCCGGCGTCGCGTTGCATGTGCTTGGCCATCTGCTGCGCGTCGATGCCCAGCCGCTTGAACGATTGCCGCTGCATCTTGGTGGCGGCATCGCCCGCAGCCAGCGTGAGCAGCATGTTCTTGATGCCGGTGGCGCTAACCTCCGACTCGATGCCCATGCCCGCGACAGTGGCGCCCAGCGCGGCGAGCGGGCCGGACTGCAGGCCGGCGACTTCGCCAAGTGCACCGATGCGGTTCACCACGTCGCTGATCTTGTTGACGCTGGCCGGCCCGGTGTTGCCCAGGTAGTTGATCTTGTCGGCCAGGGTTACGACCTGGTCCTGGGTCATGCGGAAGGCCGTGCGCCACGTGGCCATGGTCTGGCCGGACTCCTCGGCCGTGCTGTCGAAGGCGACGCCCATCTTCGTCGCGTCCTCGGCGAAGCGCACAAGCTCGCTGCGCGCGACGCCGGCCTGGCCCGCAGCCGCTACGATCTGCGCGATCTCGGTCGGCAGCATGGGCAGGCGCATCGACAGGTTCTCTACGTCCTGGCCCATCTGTGCGAACTGCTGCGGGGTGTCGAAGTTGACCACCTTGCGCACGTCGGCCATCGCCGACTCGAATTCCATGGCGTTGCCTACCGGCAGTGCTTCGGCACGCAGTGCGCCCTGGCCGGCGACCAGCGCGCCGGCGCCGTAGGCCGCGGCGGTCATGCCTGCGCTGCGCGCCTTCGCCGCGTGGCGCTGGGCGGCGTCGAGCTTGGCCAGGCGCTGCTGGTTGGCCTGCATGGCGGCGGTGGTGGCGGTGATTTCGGTGCGCAGCCGGCGCTCATGCGCGACCAGGTCACGCGTGCCGATCCCTGCAGCCTCCAGGCGCGTGCGCACGCGCTGCAGCGCGGCCTCCTGCTGACCATTGGCCTCCTTCAACTCGCGCGCCACGCGCACCGCTTTGTCGAAGTCGGCGGTCAGCTTCTGCGTCGGTGCGTCGGTCGCCTTGATCTGTTGCGCCAGCGTGCGTACGGCCTGCCGCTGGCTGTCGAGCGAGGCGCGCGACTGGCGCGCGAGCGCGACCTGCTCGCGGTAGGCGCCCACGTCGCGCTGCTGCGCATTGAGCTGTCGCAGCGCGTCACGCTGCTGGCGCAGCGCGCCGGCCACGCCCTTGCTGCCGCTCATGATCTTTTTGAGGGTGCCGGTGACTCTATCGACGGCCGACAGGATGACCTGCAGGCGCAGATTATCGGAGGCCGCCATTTAGGCGGCCTCGTTGATCGGGAGCGGCTGCCGGTCAGCGACCGCGCTGCGCTGTAGCATCACTCGGCTCCGCTACGGAGGCGCGCACGTTCGCGCCACGCCGCCAGTTCTTGAATCGACCAGCCGTCCATCGCGGACGGCGGCCAGTGGAAGATGACCGCGATATCGGCCATCGCGTCGTCTACGCAGTCGGGGAGACGTTCGCCCTCTCCGACTTCGGCAGCAAAAAATTGACCAGCTCGCCCCCCAGCGCGAGCAGGTCGGCCGGTTCGAGCTGGGCGATGTCGGGACCGGTAAGCGTGGGCTGCGTCACGCGCGGCAGCACCAGTTGCAGCGCGGACACGTCCATCTGCAACAGGTCCGTCAGCTTGGTACCGCGCAGCTCGCCGGCGCCGGGCTTGCGCACCTGCACGCTGGTGATGGTCTGCTCGCCGCGCACGATCGGCTCTTCGAGGGGCACGGGGTTGGAAAAGGTCGGGGTCTTGGCGGACATGTGGGATTCTCTCGCTTGTGGAAGGCCCGGAACGCTCCGGGCATGGATTCATGGGGAGCGCGCGGATCAGGCGCCGATGGCGGTGCGGTGCGCGGCCAGGAGATCAACGCCGTTGACGATCTCCTTCATGCCGACGAAATCGAATTCGAGTTCGGGCACGCCGTTGATCGTCAGCTTGTAGTAGCTCAGGGCCGACTTCACGGCGAACTCGGTGTCGTCGCCGGCCTTGGCGGTGCCCATATCGATCTCTTTGTGGCGGCCGCGGACGACGACCTCCACCACGTCGATCGCGCCGGTATCTTCCCGCTGGTAACTCCCAGCGAAGCGCAGCATCACGCCGTTGTGCGTGGTCACGCCGTACTGGTTGAGCACGGGGCGCATCAGGCCACCGAACTTGATCTCCAGCTCCAGGGCTTCCTGCCCCATGTCCAAGGACACGGGGCCGGACATGCCGCCAGCGCGGTATTCCTCCAGCTTGCGCGTCAACACCGGCAGCTTGACCTCGTTGGCCAAGCCGAGCCAGCTTTCGCCGTTGCCGAACGTGTTGAAGTGTTTGAGCTTCTTGGGCAGAGCCATTTTTTTCTCCGGGGAGTTGGGAGTGCGAAGGCGCGGCTATCAAGCTGCGCCGGAGCGTCAGGCGTTGATGCGGTCGGCGAAGTTGTCCAGATAGCTGCTGGTGATCTTCTGGTTGAGCTGCAGGTTTTCCAGCGGCGGCACTGGCGTGTAGTCGTAGTTAATCTGCAGCTCACCCAACGAGAGCGTCTGCGAACTGTTGACCGAGCCGTCGTAGTAGGCCTCGGCATCGATGATGTAGCCGGCCGCCTTCAGGTCGCGGAACTTCGCGTTGATGCTTTCCAGCAGATCCTTGACCAGCGACGGGTGCATCGGCTTGTCCACGTAGAAGGCCACGCCCTCGGCGATGGTGTCGGCGAGGATCTGCGCGGTACGCGTGGCGGTCTCGAAGGCGAAGTTCTCGTCCTCGGCGCAGGTGCGGGAACCCCAGAAGCGATACCCGTTGAAGTTGACCAGCGTGGTGATGTCGCCCTCGTTGAGCAGGCCGGCATCGGTGCCCGGGGTCTGCAGATCCCAATGCACGTCGCGGGAGATCCCGGTGACGCCGGCCACCGCCACGTTGGACAGGCTCTTGTGCCAGCCATTTTCCTGATCGATCTTCGCGCGTAGGCCCATGGCGCAGGCCGTGGCATAGATTTCCGCGGCCGCGCTGGTGGTAGTGTCCCAGGCGGTGAAGTCCGGCCAAATCAGCATGATTTCACGAGCGGAAAACTGGGCGCGGTAGGTGATCACCTCGGCGACGCTGGTGCCAACGGCCCGGGCGTAGACCATGGCGCGTAGCTTCTGCGCCACCACGGCCATGGCGACGACCACAGCCTGCGTATCGAGGCCAGGGGCACCGATGATACGTGGACGCACCCCCAGCTGCGCCTGTGCGGCCAGCAGCGCCTGCAGGCCCGTATAGCCTTCGGCCTTCGGCTCGCCGATCACGCTGCTGGTAGTCGCGGCCGTGTCTGCACCTTCGGTCACGCGCACCACGACGGCAACGGGATTGCACTGGTTGGCGATAGCCTGTAGCGCTGTACGCAACGTGCCTTTTGTGCCTGCCTTGGTGATGGCGCCGAGCACGTCGCTGATCAGCACGGGCTTGTTGATCGGGAACGCGGAGGCGTCGGCATCCGGCGCCGTGACGACCAGGCCGAGCACCGCCGTGGCGATGGTGCGGATGGCGCGGGTACCGGTGCTGACTTCGACAACGCGGACGCCATGGTGGTAGGTGGTGGACATGCGGAAATCCTCGGTCAGGTCGAGCGGAAGCGGAGGGGAATGGTCAAGCGGGTGTGCGCGTTGGCCGGCGCAACGTCGGTGCGCTGGCCTTCGAGGGACAGCACGAAAGAACCAGGCATTTCGCCCTGGGCGAGCGCGACGCGCTTGAGCAGCAGGCGCGGCTCCCAGTTCTGCAGCGCGGTCGCCGTGGCGCCATACAGGCGCACGCGGGTGGCATCGTTGAACGGCTGGTCGATCAGTTCGGGCAGCAGCGAGCCGAAGTCGCGGCGCTGCACGCGTGAGCCGAGCGGCGTGGTCAGGATTTGTGCGATGGACTGCGCCAGATGCGCATCGCCTTCGATCCACTTCCCAGTCGTTGCGTCCATGCCCCTCACTGCGGCGGCCCGCTGACCGCGCTGCCGGCAGAGACGCCGCCATGTTTGTGCACCTTCAGGCTGATACCGCCGCCCACGACGTCGCTGTCGGCCGTCACTGTCCCGGAAACGTGCTCGTCGCCGTTGACCGTGGTATCGCCATTGACGGTGGTGTCGCCGTTGACTGTGAGCGGGCCGTTGATCGTCACGCCACCATCGGCCGTCAGCTCCGCGGTGCCACCCGCGGGCAGCGCCGCCACCAGCTGGTGTGCCGCAGCGTCGTAGCTGATCACCGCACCATCGCCGAAGCGTAGGAGCGTCACGTCGGCGCTGGTTCCCGGTGCGGCGAACGCATCGGAGTACAGCCCGCGCAGCACGACACCGCCCATCGTCTCCCCATCGGGAGACAGCACCAGCACCTGCTCGCCCAGGCTGGGTGCCGCCCAGACGCTCAGGGCGCCAGCCGCTGGCACAAGCCAGGGTAGGAAGTCGGTCTGCATGTCGCCGGATTGCACGCGGCAACGTGCACCAGCCAGATCCACCTCGGCAATGGTGCCGAGGCGGATCAGGTTGGACAGGTTGCGGTGCTGGTCGGATGCGGATGGCATATCCGCATGTTCGTCGCGCGCGTGTGCAACTGCATGCGCGTTGCTACGTAGTTTTGCGATCTACAACGTGGGCGCTAGCGGGACCGCCGCCTGGAACCGCGCGAGGCTTAGCTATAACCCGACGCGGACGTGTTGATGTTGATCGTGGTCGTAGAGATGTTACCGGTGCTGTTGTTGCGTATCCGGATGACCAATGATCCGCTTCCGTAGCACTCCTGCCCGGAGGCGGACGCGGCGGTAGAGGTGACGCTGGCAGTGTAGTCCGCTGTCAACGCGGCGTAACTGGCAGCACTGTTCGCCGCCGTGCCGTTCCGAGTCCCTGTCCAGGAAACTGCAAGCTCCAGTTGAACCGAGTAATTGCTTGCGGCCTGGCCGCTGGGCAGCCACGTGCCCGACGTCGGTGTGCCGCCCGTGGTCTTGCCGGTCCTGCTGATCGACCAGGTGCCATCGGACTTGATGGTGAAGCCCACCACCGCTGTTTGGGCGCCACCTTCCGACGTATTTGCGGAGCTGCCCGCGGTGTAGGTGACGCCGTTGCAGGAAAGCGCATAGATCGCGGTGCCGATTTTGGCCCACAAGGTGCTCAAGTCGCTGCCCGCGCTGTTGCGACAGTTGACATCGCTGCCTTTGCTGCCGAAACCGATGACCTCGTAGCGCCGGGAAAGGTCCACCCCATCGGAGGTTCTATACCCGCAGTTTGCGGCGTACGTCCCGCTTTGGTTCAGGGCGAATCGAGCATCGAAGTCGGTGCCTGAGCTGTCTCGAAAGTTGGTGGGCATCGCCGGTCACTCCGAAGCCGTGAGGCCTCCTGCAACGCTGCTGGCGGCATATTGCTCATTGTGCAGCGCGTCGTAGATGGCCTTGATGATGGACGTCACGCCGGCAGTACTCACGGCAGAGAGGTCGGCGCGGGTGACCGGATCGACACCTGCGTTGAACGTGCGGGTGGCGATCTGCGCGAGTGTGGTGTGCAGCGCTTGACGCCCGTCGAACTTCGACGACAGCGTGCCGCCGACAGTCAGGAATTCCTCGCCCTGAAACACGATCTGCGCACCGACTGTCAACGGATCGTAGAAGATGTGCGTCTCGGTGGCGATGCGCTCCGCGGTGACACCGTCGGCGATGATGCGAATGCGGGTGTTGTCGGCCATGGTCATTCCCCTTTCTCAAGTGAGGCGATTCGCTCGCCCTGGTCTTGCACGATTGCGTGTAGGTCTTGGAACGTCTTGGCGTACACAGCGAGTAGCTGCTCGATGGCATAGCCCTTGAACTTCCGAGGCGTCCTCTCCCTGGGCGGCATCGCTGTAATGCCGGCGCCTGCCGCCACCTGCGGCATCAGCTCGGCGATGTTCTCTGCGATGAGGAACACGCGCTCACGCCCGTCCGAATTGAACCACTTGCGGTACTTGCCCAACGTCGTGCGTAGCTGGAGCACCTCGCGCAAGCCGTAAGGATTGGGACGAAATGCTGTTTTCAGCTCACGGGACGAGATCGGCTGGAACCCACCGGAGGCACCGATTGTCCCGTTGACGGAGATGGAGCTGGAGAACTGCCCCGCGTAATTGAGCGTGATGAACGTTCCAGTGTCCGACCCGGCTTGTAGCGTGCCCCCATAAGACTTGACAGTGCCGCCGGAGACGATGGTGGACCCAACAAAAAGCAGCCCGTCGGTCTGGAGATATGCCTGCCCCGCCTGGGAGTTTGGACCGTTCGGCCGGAAGAAGATCGACGTGACATTCGCGCTATACACCGGTGACTGAACAGCGGTATTTGCCCGCAGCAGAGTGCTGAACGTCTGGAGGTCGGCCCACGTGTTCGCCGTCGAAAGCAGCGGCACGGTTGCACCGGAAGTCCCGGTATTGCTGGTGGCCGCCGTTCCCAACCCCAGCGCCGTGCGCGCATCCTCTTTGGTCTTGGCGCCCGTGCCGCCGCTCTTCAGCGGTAACACGCCATCGACATCGGTCACCGAGACCTTGATCGTCTCCACCAGCGTGACGCGGCCAGCCTTGTCCACGGTGACGACGGGAATTGTGCTCGCACCGCCATACTTTCCCGCGGTCACCCCGCTGTCGGGGACGGCGTGCGTGTGGCCGGCCGACGCGAAATCTGATGCGTGCTTCCCATCGAGCTTGTCGGCATCCAGCCCGTTGCCGTCTCCCTCGTCCCTCAATGCGGCGCCCTTGAGCTCGAGCGAGGCTCGAAAGAGCGCCGCCGTCGTGAGGCCCAGCAACGTTCTGACGAAGTCGGAGGGCGCCGCATCACCCAGGCGCGTGTCCAGCACCTTTTTCAATAGCCAGGCGGTGATGGCGCGCACCCTGTCGGTGCCAGCCGCGGCCTCGTCTTCGGTAGCCAACTCCACGATCCCGGGCGTTTCGGTCGTGGCCGCGGGGTCGGTGAAGTTGGTCGCTCCGAACGTGATTTGCTGCACGTCGATATCGACGAAGATCGCATCCAGCGCCAGCAGCATCACCGACCCCGCGGCCTTGCCAAGCAGCAGGGCCTGCTGGCTGTAGACGGCAAACAGCGTGCCGTCGGACAGGTAAAGTCCGAAGCCGTAGCATTCATAGACTGCGGTCGATTCGTCGCGGATGGAGACGTGCAGCGTGTCGTCGGCGGTGATCGTGCCGCCGATGGTGGCGAGCCGCTTGATTTCGTTCGGCAACGCGGTGAGCGCGGCCGAGACGGCAAACGGCGCGGATGCGATGCCCACGTGGCTCACCAGCACGGCATTGGTGCCGGTGTTCGGCGGATTGACCAGGGCGGCGCGGCCAGCCGTGGTGACTTGTAGCTTCAGTCCGGGCATAGGGAGATCCAGTTATTCGGCGTCCATCAGCAGCCGGCAATAGATCGCCGGCCGCGCCACTGCCAGCACGCCGATGCGCGCCTCAGCCTGGAAGCCTTGGGTGAAAGTGAAGTGGGACCGCACGGGCTTGGTCCGCTCGACCTCGGCCATGACCTGATCCACGAAGCGAGCGCTGGCGGTCTGGCCATCGGCGCCGGTGAGGGCCAGCGACAGGTCGAAGGTGTGTGGCACGCCACGTGGCTCGGTCTGCCACCACTCGCGGATTGCCACCGCGCCGCCGAAGGACTGCACCACCATCCGCACGCTGTTGGCTGTGCCCTTGCGCCGCTGAATGGCGATCGCGGTGCGCACCCGCTGGCGCTTGACCGCTTCGCTCCAATCCGGTTGCCAATCGTCCAGCGACAGCGTCCAGGCCATCCATGGCAGTTGGTCGGCCGGACAGGCGTCGGCATCCCATAGGCTGGGCAGCGGCGTCGGAATGGCATCCAGGCGCGAGGTGAGCGCGGCGAGCGCCCGCTCCAGCGCCGTCGAGTTCGGCGGCAGGCCGTTATTCATCGATGCCTGCGTGCTGCACGTCGATCAGGTTGCAGTACGGCGCCTGGGTCCGGCTGATGACCACGTCCGCCGCGGGCGCGTCCAGCTCAACGCGCTGCACGCCGTCGGCGAACAGCATCGCTTTGATGGCCGATTCCGGCACGTCCCGGCCGATCCGGTGCGACTCGGCCAGATAGGCATCCAAGCGGCGGCGCGCCGCTTCCATGACTACGGCGGAGTCGGGACCGGCGAATGTGTAAACCCGGGCGCGGATCTCGAATGGGACGACTTTGGCGCTTTGGACGCGTACTGCATCGGTCAGCGGACGCACGTCGTCGTCGGATAGAGTTTCGTGGACTGCGGCCAAGACTTCTGCGCTAGCCGTACCATCGCCATCGCGAGAGAGCACTGATACGACCACGTCACCAGGCCAGTCGGCTTCGTCCAGAGCCATGGTGATGTTTTCGACCAGCGCAGGGGTGGCTTCGTGAGCGGCCAAGATGCCGAGTACCAATCCGCGGATATCGTCCGGCGATGGGCTGTAGGCGCTTGCGTCAAGCACACGCGCGTCGGCGCTTAAGGTGTGGAAAATATAGGCGCCTTCCGGACCCGCGACGCTGAAGCCTTCGGGAGACAGCTGGACCCGCCTGCGCATGTCCGCATCCGGCTCCAGCGTCGGTGCAATGCCGTTGTCCACGTCGCCCGGATCCAGCGTGAGGCGGCTGACGCCGAACAACGCGCCGATGTGGTCGAGGTTGGTGCCGTTGGCGTAGGCCAGCATGCACTGGCGCGCCTTGTCGTTGACGGTCTGGCGTAGCACCAGCTCGCGCGCGCAGAACAGCTGCACGATCTTGTAGACCGGATCGGACTCGACCAGCGCGGTGAATTCCGGCACTAGCTCAATGAGCTGCGCCATCGCCTTGGCGAAGATGGACTCGTAGTCCAGCGCATCGATGAGGTCTGGCGCCTGCAGCTTGGACAGGTCTACCGCGGTGTAGGACGCCATGGCCGTTGCCGGTGGAAGTGACCTGTCTAGGTTCTTCGCGCGCGCACGAAAGCCACAGGCAGTCGGCGTGTGGGATGGCGCGCTACAGCGTCACCGGGTCAGGTGCTCCATCAGCAGCTGCTGCACCAGCTCGCGGTCGGCTGGCGTGAAGCCCAGCAACACGCGCTGCTCATAGCGTGCACGTGGGCCGCCCGGCCGCACCGAGTCCATCATGCCTTCCTGGTGGACGCGGGCAATGCGCGAAACGCGCCCGGTGAAGCCCACCGAGACGGCTTGCTCGGTCGCCATGACCTTGAAGTAGCGTGCCTGCCGCAGCTTGACGAACATTTTCAGCCGCCTGATGCGGCCGGTCTTGCTGCGCAGCTGCTGCTTGCGCGGTGCATACCCGGAGCCGTCCGGGTTCTGCTGCCGGGCGATGCGCTGGGTTTGCGAGCGGCGCAGGGCGGCGCCGACGGTGCGTGCCAGGCGCCGGCGCTCGCCGGGTTCCAGGCGACGCAGCAGCGGCGCGGCCCAGGCCTCCAGGGTGCTCAGATCATTCACCGCTCGGGATCCAGTCCGCCGGTATCTGCGGCTCGGGCGGGTTGTCGAATTGGACGCTGCCGTCGTCGCGCTTGGTGACGATGACGCGCTCGGTGACGGGTAGCTTCAGCGACACGTCGAACTTGTCGTTGGCCAGCACGTCTACCTCGAACCGCACTTCGTCCCGCCGTGTCGCGTTGGCCATCAGCTCCGGTTGCTCGGCGCGGATCCACTCCGAAACGTGAAACATCAGGCGGTCGGGATCGTCCGCCATGTCCGTGACGATGACGTTGAGGGTGTAGCTGTACAGGAAGGATAGTGCCGGCGCGAAGGTGGCTAGCATGGAACCGGCGTCGACGAAGATCAGGAGGCGGTCGGCGTCGCGGGCCAGCTCCGGCATAGCCGCGACCAGGTGAGCGCGCAGCGCATCCGGCTTCCTCACGGTGCAGGCTCCGGCGGTACGTGCGCATTGACCCACGTCTGCAGGGCGATCAGCTGCTCGGCGTTTTCGTGGCATGCGGTGTAATTGCCGGAGACGGTGTCGGCGACGGCAGAGAGTGCAACGCCTTCGGCTGGCGCATCAGGATCTCCGGCGGCCTGCTCGGGAACGCGGCCTTCGGCGGCTGCGTCGTGCACGCGCACAAAGCCGATAGGGACAGGGCAAGCAGCGTCAGCTTTCTTGGTGACATAGACCGGAATCTCGCGGGTTATGGTCGCGCCGACCTCGCGCACTACTTGCACGCGATCGACGTACTGCGTCACCACCTTGGTGGTGACCTTCTCGCTGACCGCGACGGACTGCGCCGAGGTCAGCGCGTCCTGCGCTGTGTCGCGCTCCTTCTGCGCCGTGGAGACGCGCCGTTCCTGCCACATGGCGCCACCACCGATGGCCGCCAGCAGCACCAGGATGACGATCAGGGCGATCACGCGAGGGGAGGGCATCACGGCACCCTCAGCGTTTGCAGGGCGCGGTTCGTGCGCGTCACGCGATCAGCATTGCCCTCGGGCAGGCGCTTGGTCTTGGTGTTGCCCAGGTTGATCTTGCGGCCGACGCCGAGCACGTCGTTGGAATCTGCCAGCACGCTGAGGCCGTTGTCGTGCCAGAAAGCCGCGGCGCCAAGCGCACCCGCTTCAACCTCAAGCAGCCGATCCGGCTCGTCTTCCAGCGGCAGGCCGATCAGGGTGCCGATGCGGCGGTAGTTGCCGAGGAAGGTGTGCTGCATCGGCCCACGGCCGCGGTAACGGTAGCCGTTGCCGCTGGACACGTCGCCATTACCGAGGCGGTTGGCATACATGTAGTTGGCCAGACCCGCCGGATTGCGCAGGAACTGCGGTGCCTGCGCCGGCGTGATGCGCTCACCGAACACCTCTAGCAGGCGCGAGGCCGTGGTGTACGTCAATCCCTCTTCCATGCGCGACAGGCTAAGGCTTTCGTGGCCGACCTGAGCCAGGAAGTGCGCGGCCCGGCGACGCGTGGTGATACCGAAGCGGTTGGCGGCGGCGAGCAGTGGCGTATGCCAGCGCTCGGCGCGCTGGATCGGGCATTGCATGATCGTGGCGAGTTGGGGAGCGGTGAACATCAATCGACCCTCAGAATGCGCGCCACGTTGCCCTCGGCGCGGTAGGTAAGGACGGCCAACACGATCAGCACGCCGAGTTGCCAGGGGCTGACTTGCGAGGCGGCGCCGGCGAGCAGGATGTGCAGTGCCTGGCCGCCGGTGCTGGCGATAAGCAACCATGCGCACCAGCCCACGCCGCGGCGATAGCGGGTGCCCGGCGGGCGGTGGTAGGTGAGCAGGCGTGCGCAGATCGCGATCGACGCCAGCAGCGTCAGGACGGTGAGCAGGCTATGCACTGGGCGGGCCTCCGCGTCGTAGGAAGGACAGGTCGATGGATTTACTTTTCTGGATCAGGCCCAGCGTCACGGTGATCGCGCACGCGGCCGAGCCGAACGCCGCCACGCCGCTAGACTTGATCGGGAGCCAGCGCAGGATTTCCGGCGCCAGTTGGTAGCCGGCGACCACGCTGATCGCGAAATAGAACAGGCGCTGGATCAGCGCATCTTTGGTCGAGGACACCACGAACAGCGCGCCGCCGGCAAAAGCGCCGATCAGCGCGTCGCCGTCGATGCCGGGCAGGATGGAGGCCAGGCCCACACCGGTGGCGATCACGATGCCGCTCGATACGGAGGTGGGTTCGGTCATATCAGTCCCATAGCTGGACGGTGGCCGCGGCCGCCGCGTTGGTGGTGGTTGAGACTTCGGGGAGATCAACGGCCGTGCCGTGGGGCAGGACCAGGCCGAGTTGTGCAAGGCCGGGGTTGAGTTCGAGGGCTTGTTCGACCAGGCCCGTGGTGCTGCCCAGGTAGCGCCAGCACAGCAGGTCTACGGTGTCACCCTGCTGGGCGTAGACGCGCATCAAATCAGCTCCACCGTGCAGCGCGGCCGGCCCTGCAGGTCACTCAGTGCCCATGCCAGGTCGCGGCGCAGCTCGCTGATCGACGGGGTCAAGTCATCGGCGCGCTGGTTCGCGCCATCGGTCGCGTCGTAGGAGCGGTAGCGCTCGGCCAACTCGGCGCCGACTGCGCAGCAGACTGCGCGCAGGTACAGTGCGACCACTCGCGGTACGCCGCCGATGTCTGCGCCTGGCACTTCGTCAAGTGAGTCGTATCCGGCGGCCTGCTGCCCCGCACGCCATGCCGCCAGCGAGTCGTTGACCGACAGCATGGCAGCGACGGTAGCTTCTCGAAGGCGATCTGCCGTGACGCTGCCATCCAGGCGCATGCGCGCGCGCACAACGTCGAGATCGACGTCCGGCCAGAACAGCGCGTTGGTGATCGCGGCGGCGGTGGTTGGGCTGGCGTTGGCGATGAATCCGCTCATACACGGCACTCGAATAGGTGGCCGGTGGTCGGGGCTTCACCACAGCGTGAGAGAGACGCTGTGGATCCGCCCCGAGCCGGCCGGGTCGCGGGGACGCTCGGTTACGCGCCATCGCTGGTGGGCGTGCTGCCCGCCGGCTCGGCGCCGAACTTCTTCAGGACGCGCTCGGCGCGCTCCAGATCTTTCTTGCCGCCGCAGCTGCTGTGCAGTTCGATGGCGCGGCGCAGGCTGGCAACTGCCGCGGTCACCGCGGGCTGTTCTTCCTGTGCCGACTCATCGCCGACCGTGGCCATCATGCCGCGGCCCTGCACCAGCAGCAGCTTGGCGCGCACCTCGTCGGGCATGTCCTGTTCGGCGGTCAGCTCGATCGCTCTGGCGACCACGCCCAGGTCGAACAGCTCGCCACCACGCTGGACCTTGAACGCCGCCTCGGCGACTTCCTCGGCTACCAGGCAACCGGTGGTGCGGGCGAAACGGTCGGGCAGCTTGAGGTTGTGGCGCAGGACGTAGGCCGCCAGCTGCAGGCCGCGGTCGAAACTGCCGGCGTCGATATGCCAGATCATGGCGTTGGTGACGATCTCGTCCGCCGCGCCGCCGTCGGCCTGCAGCACGCCGTCGAGGTACGGTTCGTACTTCGGCAGCAGCTGGCGCTTCAGCTCGGCCTTGCCTTCCTCGCTCTGCACCTGCTTGAGCCGCAGCCGGTCGCCGTGCAGCTCGGCGAGCTGCTGTTCGTAGATGGTGGCCCCGGCCATCAACTGACCGGGGGCGCGCTTCTCTGCCTCCAGAGCCGCGAGGACGCGGCTGTGGTGGCGCTTGGCGGGGCTGTCGGCCATGGCGATCAGACCTCGAACCCGATCTTTTCGACCACGCAGCCCAGGCCGTAGTCCTCGATCACATAGGCGTCGTTCGAGGACTCGTAGTTTTCGATGCGGTTCTTCTCGGGCGCTTCCTTGATGTAGCGACGGCGCCCGCCCAGCTGGTAGTACAGCGACAGGTTGGCCAGGGAGGTGACCATCAGCGTGCCGTCCGGTACGTAGGGCACCTCGACCGCCTGCAAGCCGCCCACGCGCTTCTGGCTCAGGATCATGTCCGTCGCTAGCTTCTCGGTGGCCGGCTGATCCTTGTTGACCAGGGGGAAATACTTGTCGTGCATCAGGTCGCGGCCCAGCACCACGACCAAGCCCGGGTCGCGACGATGCCACGGATCGATCAGATTGCTGATGACGTCGTAGACCAGCGCGTCCAAATTGGTGTAGTCGCCACCGGCGCCGATGATGACCTTGCCCGCGGTCTTGCCGGTGGCCATGACGCGTTGCGGTGCGTTGTCGCGATATTGTTGCAGCCAGCCCTTGTTGACGTCCTGCAGCAACGGGCTGGTGTCGCGGTTGGTGGTGGCTGCGACGCTGGTGCCATTGAAGCCGATCAGGATGCGGTCCAGCGCCTGGCGTTGGATGATCGCGTCGCGGATGCGCGTCTGGAAGTCCGGGAACTTCGCCCACGCATCGAGCAGCGCGTAAGGGATCGCCGTATCGAAATCGGTGTGCTGGCAGTTGTACTTGTTGTTGTCCAGTGCGGCCACGTTGCGCGGCTGGCGCACGCCGGCGCCGCTGGTGTCGGTGCGGCCGGCGATGGTGCCGGAGACGCCGATACCCACCTTTTCACCCGTCAGCTCGTCCACGCCGATCAGATTGATTTTCCCCAGGAAGTCGCTCGACTCCTGCATGCGGGTTTCCAGCTTTTGCTGGGTGGTCGGCTCGACATTGAAAGAGACGGCAGCGGAGGCCACGCCGTTGAGCTTGGCGATCTGCTCCATGAGCTTGTTGAAATGCAGGCGGGTGTCGTTACGCATGGGTACTCCGAAATAGATGGGGACGGGCGAGCGGGCGCGGTTGGGCGGTGCCGGTCAGCAGTCGGTGAGGACGGTGGAGTCGCCGCCGGTGACGGCGGGGCGTAGCGGCTGGCCGGGGTCGGGTTGCCTGGACAGTTGCTTATGCAGCGCGTTGAAGTCTTCGCGCAGCTGCGCCAGTTCGCCCTGGGCCGTGTCGGCGGCCGCTTTCAGTGCCGCGAACTGCGCGCCCTGGCTCGCCTGGCCCTGGGCCAACTCGGTGACGATCTCGCCCATCTCGGCGAACTGTCCTTCCTGGGTCGGCTTCGGCGCCGGCGCGGTCCCCAGCAGCTGCTTGATGCGCGACAGCAAGGTCTGACCGGCCGGCGCTTCCACGACCTCCTGCAGCTGCAGGTCCGTTTCGGTGGCG